CAAATGAAACTAGATAAAGCGATGTTTGCTGAGGCTGGCATCGATGTTGAATGGATATTGAAAAATCAGGATGTTGCACCTCAAAATCCTGATGGTTCTGGTGAGGCACAAGGTTTAAGTGCTGAGGATTTAAAACGAGTATTGGATGCTTACGGTGTAGGTGTTCGTGCTGGTACAATTACTCCGACGGAATCGGACGAAAAATATTTCAGGGATTTAGCTAAGTTCCCAGAAATGGGTCAAGCGGTTATTGATTCGTGGAAGGAAGATGGAGGATTTAGACGTCCTATTACATTGGCGGTTGCTAAGGATAACACAGATTTTGCACAGTAAGAAACGATTATAAAAAATAATTTAATATATTTGCATTATGTCAGAGAAATTAAAACATAAAATACCTACTCAGCGTACACGTGCGGCTTTTAAGCCTGACACGTTCAATGAGGAAAATCGTACTATTGATGTAGTTTTTGCGACTGAATCTGCTGTACGTATGTGGGATTGGGAGCAAGGTGAATTGGTAGACGAAATTTTAGTTTGTTCACCTGAGGCTGGAAATTTAACACGTTTAAATAATGGCGCACCTCTTTTGGATAATCACAGAACTTACGGACGAACTGATGAGTGTGTTGTTGGTGTTGTTGAATCTGCAAGGTTCGAGAATAACCAAGGCGTTGCAACTGTTCGTTTTTCAAAATCTGAGGACGATACTCGTTTGATGGAAAAAGTTAAGGACGGAATTGTGACTGGCGTTTCAGTTGGTTACAATGTTTCGGAATATACGATTGAACGTCGTGAAGGTGTTCGAGATATTTACAGAGCTACCAAATGGGAGGCTACGGAAATATCATTAACTCCAGTTCAGGCAGATGCTGGCGCACGCGTGCGTTCAGATGAACAGACTAACGAAGTTGAAATCATAGAACAAACAGCAGACGTTGATAATTCAAACGAAAATACGCCACCGTCAACAGAAGAAAATACAGCTCAAGACCCACCCGAAGAAATAGAAGAAATTATTAATTTAAACAACGAAGAAATGACCGAAGAAGAAAAAAAAGCCCTGGAGCAAAAGCAACGCTCAGAGGCTGCGTTAGAGGAGCGTCAGAGAAGTTCGGGGATTAGAAAACTTGTTCGTGCCTTATCTGGTTTGGACGATTCTTTTGCCGATACTCTTATCGAAGAAGGCGTTACATTGGAGGTTGCTCAAACTCGTGCATTAGCAGAGTGGGAGGCAAAAAATCCATTAACTCCAAAAAACAATGCTCAGCAACAGCAAACAAATGCAGAGCAAACACGTTCAGCAATGTCTAATGCCTTAGTGCTTAGAATTAACCCACAAGCTGCCGAGATTATGGGTGAAGAAAATGTACGTGCTGCATCTGATTTCAGAGGAATGAACTTATTACGTTTAGCTGAGGAATCATTGATTCGCTCAGGTATCAACACAAATGGGTTAACTCCTAGAGAAATTGCAAAAGGAGCGTTAGGTGGAAGTGTCAGAGGTTTACACCACACGACAGACTTCCCATTATTGTTGGGTGACACAATTAACAGAACGTTACTAGCTCAGTACATGTTACAGACTAGAACATTCTTAGCTTGGTGTCGTAGAGCTACAATGGCAGACTTTAGAGCTGTTACACGTGTTCGTTTATCTGAAATCTTAGGAAACTTAGAGGAGGTAAAAGAAGGAGCAGAGTACAAATATGGTACAATGACTGAAAGCGGTGAGACTTACAAACTTGCTAAGTATGGTAAGATTATCGGTGTAACTTGGGAATCAATTGTAAATGATGACTTGTCAGCATTTAGTAGAATTCCTCAGTCATTTGCTGCGCAAGCATCGACTAAACAATCAGACATTGTTTACTCTATTTTGACTGGTAACCCAGTTATGAGTGATGGTAAAGGATTGTTTCACGCTGACCACGGTAACTACAAAGGAACTGCTGGAAACTTAACTACTGGTGGTACAGCTTTAAGCGAAACATCATTAGCTGAGGCTGAGGTTGCATTCTTAAATCAAAAAGATGCGTCGGGGCAATTTATCAACTCGTCTCCACGTTATTTGATTGTAGGTCCGAAAAATAAAATCATAGCTCAAAAATTGACGTCTACAAATTTCACTCCTGCTAAGCAAGGTGATATTGCGCTTCCTCAATTTACAGGCTTAACTCCGATTGTTGATCCAAGATTAACAAACTATGAGTGGTTTTTAGCTGCTGACCCGAATATGATTGATACTGTTGAGTATGCATTCTTAGATGGTGAGCAAGAGTTATTCACAGACCAAAGAGAAGGTTTCAACATCGATGGTGTTGAGGTTAAAGCTCGTATGGTTTTCGCTGCCAAAGCTATTGACTGGCGAGGTTTGTACCGTAACAACGGTGCTGCTCCAGCATAGTAGAAATATAAAGGGGCGGTATTATTTTAATATCGCCTTATTTTTTTAATTTTTAAATAAAAAACAAGATGAAAAATTTCGTACAACACGGAAAAACTATAGAGACGGTAGCTGGTGGTGCAATTGCATCAGGTGCTATTGTTGTTGTTGGCGCTACTGCTGGAGTTGCTGCTGGAGCATACGCTACTGGTGAAACTGTTGTGGTTAACTTAGAGGGTGTTTATACACTTCCTAAAGTTGCATCTGGAGCTATTGCTCAGGGTGCAAAATGCTACCACACTGGAGGAGAAATCACTGGTACAGCATCGACTAACGTATTTGTAGGGTATGCTCATTCTGCTGCTGCAGATGGTGCTACTACTATTAACGTATTATTAGCTAGATAAGGATGAACATTTTCGACAACGCTAAACGTAAGGCTTTTGATGTTGTAACTCAGGTAATGGGTTACGATGCAAAGTGGACGTCTAGCGTTTCGGGAAGTTCAGAATTAACAGCAAGGGTAGGTTTTAAAGAACCAAGCGAAAAGCAGGAATTATCGGGCATTGATAGTTGGAATCCAAACGAGCCATTTATGGAGTATCGTGTGGATTTTTTCGATGGATTGAAAACTAGAGTTGACGCTGGTAATTTAGAACACGTTGAGATTGTCGGAGTTGGGTATTTTGCAATTAAAGAAATACAAACCAAAGTTGATGGGGAGGTATATGTTGCTAGACTAATAAGAACTACACCATAATGAATTACGAATTATTACAAAATGCTATTGTTTCGAGATTACAGCCGTTTACTACTGCTGGAATTTCAGTGGTAAGATTACCACAAACAGAAAGCGAACGTACACAAACGATACCTACCAAGGTTAATTTTACTGTAATTTATGCTGGGAGTGAATATTCAGAGGTTAATTCAACTGGACATATTAGTCAAGACGAAAAAATATTTATCCAAATTTTGATTGAAAGTACATTTTTGTATGGTAATACTGGAGTTTATGCAATGGCATCATTGCTAAAAAAAGCCTTAACGGGTTTCAAGGCTCAGGGTACTACTAAATTTCAAGTTGCAAAACATCATACCATCGGGCAACCAGACGCAGAAAAAAAGGACAATATGTGGCACTATAGCGTGGTATTTCAGGCTATGTCTGTTCATGTTGAGGACTACACCGAGGATTTATCGGTTATATTAAAACAAATAACTTACGTTGATAAGCCAGGAGACGAAACTACTATAGTTCCTCCAACTGAGTGACGTATAATACTTATAAAAATGGCAAACTATTTACATGGGGTTGAAACCATCGAAGTATCACAAGGCGCACGACCAGTTAATATCGTGAAGTCATCTGTTATTACTTTGGTTGGTATTGCTCCACTTGGTCCAAAAAATACTAATACGTTAGTATTATCGCCTAATGATGCGGCACAATTCGGGCAACAATTGCCAGGGTTTACCATTCCGCAAGCCTTAGACGCTATATTCAAGCAAGGACCAGCTACGGTTATTGTTGTGAATACATTTTCGGAGGCTGACAATACCGCTCAGGTAACGTTGGAATCTAAAACGATCACAAATGGTAAGATAAAATTAAATGCTGCTCCAATTGGAACGGTTGATATTTTCCTGACCAATGGTACAACAGCATTCTCAGGAGTTGCTGGAACTGACTATACATTAGATGCGTTCGGTAACTTTACCGCATTGTCATCTGTAGCGTCAGAGAATTTAGTGTTAAAATTCACTTACAAAAAATTAGACGTTGGAACTGTTACATCAGCTCAGATAATCGGAACTAATACCGCTGGCGTTAGAACTGGAATGAAGTGTTGGGAGACTATTTTCAACACGTTTGGTTTTTATCCAAAAATCTTAGTTGCTCCAGTTCATTGCGAGACTTTGGCTGTTGCTACTGAAATGATTGCGATTGCTCCGAAATATAGAGCTATTGCTCTTATTGATGCACCATTGACAACTACGGTTACTCAGGCGATTGCTGGACGTGGACCAGCCTCTACAATTAACTTCAAAACTTCAAGTGATAGAGCCTATTTGTTAGTGCCTCACTTATCGGTTTATGATGCTGCTAGTGATAGTAATATCAACGTACCTTATTCGCCATTTATGGCTGGGGTTATGTCGAGAGTTGATAACACAGAGGGTTACTGGGTTTCACCGTCAAACAAAGAAATCTTAGGAATTGTGGGAACTGAGTATGTTGTTACGGCATCAGTTTCAGACGCTACTACTGAGGCTAATTTGTTGAACGAAAAAGGAATCACAACCACGTTTACTGGTTACGGAACTGGTACAAGAACATGGGGTAACCGTTCGGCTAGTTTTCCAACTTCTACGGACGTTAAGAATTTCATTCCTATTCGTAGAATGGCAGATATTGTACACGAATCGCTAGAGCAAGCATCGTTGCAATTTATTGATAAACCGCTTAATCAAGCGACTGTTGATGCGATTAGAGAAACTGGTAATAGTTTCTTTAGAACATTAATCGGTCGTGGAGCTTGTTTTCCTGGATCACGTTGTGAGTATTCAGATGAGAATACGCCAGAGGAATTAGCAGCGGGTCACGTTACGTTTGATTTGGTTTTTATGGGACCAACTCCAGCTGAAAGAATCACGTTTAAATCGTTCATAGACATTAGTCTATTAGCACAA